CGACTACCCTGCATGGGTTGTTAGCCAGCGTGAAGCAAACACCACGCAAGCACCTTCTTCTTCTTCTTCTTCTTCTTCTTCTTCTTCTTCTTCTTTACCAATCACTGCCGCTGAATTTTCACACCTGAAGACGGAGAATCGAACGGTCCGCAGAAGAGCCGAACCGTTCGATCCGCTTAAGCCGAAGCTAGACAGCGGTGTTGCGGCGACGATCTCGATGATCGCTCCGCTCGCACGCCGCTACAGGTCTGGCTCGAGTCCGACGGGAGAATACGCGAGGGCGAACAGTACGCTGTCGCGTATCTGTAAGGACGAGTTCGCTCGAGGAGTCTCGATCAGAGAACTTAGTGACGCCGCCGGTGTCACGTATAAAGCTATGGAGAAACGAGTTAAACGATGAGAGTTTTATGTGACATATTTCCCGCGCGTCTTCGGGTGATACCGTCAACGACACCGATCGACTACGACACGCTTGACGTTGTTCAGCCGGCGGACGGTTCGCGTCTCGTGACGGTTGTTCGCGTCATCGTTTCGGACGACACGGTGCTTGTTGGAGGAGAGTCATCCGACGGTCCGATGTTGATCTTCCGCGAACGATACGATCCAGCGACACTGACCGTCGACCGCTCCGGCCTCACGCCGTCCCGACTTGTGACAGAGTCTGGAAAGGTACTTGTTTTTGACAAGGACCAGAACTGCGGCTGCGGTTCCAGACTGCGGTCATGGAACCCGTACAGGACGCTCTCCTCGAGCAAGGACCCGACAGAGTGAACAACTGGCTGACGTTACTGGTGCTCGCCCTCGCGACAGCCAGATTGACACGACTCGTGACGACAGACCACATCTGTGAACGTCTTCGAGAGTGGATCTGGAAGAAATTTGGCGATCCGGGTTCGTCCATGCTTGGATACCTGATCACGTGCAACTGGTGCACGAGTATCTATGCAGCATCACTTGTTATCTTTATGTATAAGATAGCGCCAGATCCTACGTTCATCGTTTGTTCGATACTTGCTCTCTCGATGTTCGCCGGATCAATAGTTGACCGCGCTGGCTAACATCACGTCTCGGTACGTGATGTATTATTTCAGTTAGCTCCGTTACGAGGACGAGGAGACAAGTGTGGGCGTATTTCGCCGAAATAGCATTCCGCAGACGCGTAGAACCACTCAACCTACAGCTCGTGGAACTGTTTCACCGATTCCGTTTGGATACAATCCGGCCCCGCTGGCCGCGTATTCAACTCCTCGTGGAATGACGGCTGCTGCGTCTCAGGTGCGTCTAAATGATAAGGGCGAAGCCGAGCATTTTCGCGTCCGTCGCCAAGCATACTCTGCTGCCTGGCAGTCTGAGGCTTGGGAGTACTACGACGCCATCGGCGAGATAAAGTACGCGTTCAACCTTGTCGCGTCTGTTGTATCTAGAATCAAACTGTACGCAGCTGTTGTTGATAATCCCGCAGAGGCGCCAGCCCCGGTGAGAACGTCGTCAAAGGTTGACCAACGGCTGGCGGCCGCGGCAGAACGGGCGCTTATTCGTCTTGATTCCGCGTACGGCGGACAGGCTGGTCTTCTGCGCGACGCGGCTCTAAACCTTAGTGTCGCCGGAGAATGCTATCTCGTGCAGATACCAGAACGTAAGGGTTCTGGTATTCCAGAGTCGTGGGACATTCGATCAACAGATGAAGTTCAGGTCGATCAGCGTAATAACTACGGTATAGCACCTCGTCGTGATCTGCTGACGGGCAGAGGTTCAGGTTCTGGTTCTGGCAAGGACATTATTTCTCTACCGTCAAACGCGTTTGTTGGTCGTATCTGGCGGGCGCACCCTCGTTTTTCCGAGGAGGCTGATTCGAGTCTACGCGGTCTTCTGGACCTCTGCGCTGAGCTGCTTCTACTCAACAGAACATTCCGTGCTACAGCGAGGTCACGCCTGAACGCCGGAGCGCTGTACCTGCCGGACGGTTTGTCTGTCGCCGCGTCGCCGGATCCGGATTATCCGTATGACGATGAAACCGACTTGAATCCTGGCGTAACGCAGGAAGAGATCGCTGATGAGTTTGAAGATCAGCTGATTGACGCGATGACAACGCCGATTCGTGACGAGGACTCGGCGAGCGCTGTTGTTCCGTTGATCATCCGTGGCCCCGCCGAGCTCGGTGACAAGATCAAGCAGTTCAAGTTTGAACGAAGCTTCGACCCCGCCCTCGCGCAGCGCGCAGATCGCGTGTTGGAGCGTATTCTTCAAGGTCTCGATGTTCCAAAAGACATCGTCACCGGTCTTGCGAATGTCAAATATTCAAACGCGTTGCAGATCGATGAATCACTGTACAAAGCGCACATTGAACCGTTGATGCTGTTGATCGCCGACGCGTTGACCGTCGTCTATCTTCGTCCGTATCTAATCGCAAATGGATATGATCCGGCGCAGGTTCAAAACATCGTTATCTGGTTTGACCCAAGTCAGGTCGCGACAAGAAACGACAGAGCTGTTGACGCGGACTCTGGCTTTGATCGTAAGGCAGTTTCTCTTGAAACGTGGCGTCGCGCTCATGGATTTAGTGAAAGTGACGCGCCGACCGCGAATGAAATCGCGATGCGACTTGTTTTTGAAAAAGGCATGATTACACCAGAACTGACAGAGGCGATGATTGGCGCCTTTGCTCCTGAAGTTATCGAGGCGGCTCGAGCCACGCAGCAGGCAACAAGCGTCGCACCAGTGCCAGACGAACTTCAACAGATGTTGCAGGGAGCTCAGCCGGAAGCTGCACCAGCACCCACTCCCGCCCCTACCGAGGCACCAGCCGAGCCTCCAACAGCGGCAGGCGAAGAAGCTGGAACTCCTGTTTTTTAACATCAAAAGTACTAGTTAAAATTAACTTAACACGATAGGACAGAAAAATGCGCAATTTGGAAAGCGTTGAAAATAAGAAAGGTCTCGCTGGAGAACTCTACAGTCTTCTGGCTGACACGTACACAATGTACTTTAGAGTCCAATCATGCCACTGGAATGTCGAGGGTTCAGATTTTCATGAATACCACGGATTCTTCGGCATGATCTATGACGATCTTGGATCCGCTATCGATCCAATCGCTGAAAATATACGTAAACTAGGTTTTCAAGCACCGATGAACCTGCACGACATGTGCGCGGCGACAATGATCCAGGAAGAGCAACTATCTCCCGATCCCTTGAGCATGGTTTCGTCACTTCTTGCCGCAAATGGCATCGTGATTTCGCGACTCTATAGCGCGATTGTTGTTGCGAGAGAGATCATGCAGCCGGCGATTGAAAACTTCCTCGCTGACCGTCTCGGTATGCATCAAAAGTGGGAATGGCAGCTAAACTCCACGTTGAACCGTGGCTCTATCGGTATGCCGGGAAAAGCTATAGCTGATCAGCCTATTGGAGTGTCGGTTGTTGACATGAGCGATCAGCTGTTTGTTGAGTACGACACCGACGAGGGTGGAATGTACGCTTCGGCAAAGATCAAGTTTTCGGATAAGGTTGAAAAAATTCTAAGTGACAAGACTGCGGCATACAACAAAAAAGCTCCAGCAAATAGAGTTCTTTCAGTTGACCAACTCCGCGCTGTCTATCGTCGCGGCGCAAATTCTCATACGCTTGCTCACAGCGGGAGCGTATCAAGAGAATCACTTGCCATGGCTAGAGTTGACCAATTTCTAAAACTGTCTGGTCTACAAAAAATATATGACATCAGCAGTTCGCAGGACAGTGATCTTCTTCCGGTCTCGCACCCTAAGTCAAGAAAAAGCGAATCAGCGCTCGTCGCGTCGCTCGATAGTGAACTTAGCATCGTCCTAAAAAATTCAGATGAATACGATTCGCCAGATAACGCAATTGTAGCATTAGCTGAATTTTCAGGCCATGGATACGAGATAATTCCTGCGCTTCGCGCCGCATGGTCGCGTGCAGTCAATGCAGGCGACAGTGGATATAGCAGGGCGTATGAACTCGCGACAAAACTATATTCAAGCAGCGACAGTGATCTTCTTCCACGTATAGCGTAAGATGGAGCAGTGGTGAAAAAGAACAAGAATAGCAGAATTGCTAGATCAAAGTTTGCCGCCGGACATTCAAGTAAACTTCGTTCGCGTATCGAAATCACTCTCGCTGACGCAAATAAGAATGTTGGTCCAGAACGGCAAGTTACGTTAAAGACCGCAGTCACTGTCGCTAACCGCGATCTAGTAAAAACAGCTAAAAGTTCGCCAGATGTTCGCGTATTTTCAGCGTTACGAGCCGTCAATGCTCATATCGCTCTCGCAAAGCACGATAGACGTACATCAGCATCACTTTCTAACTCGGATCTGCTACCCATAGGGCATCCAGCTTGCACAAGAATGCACTCGATGACAGCGTCCGCACTGAGACACGCGCAGGCTAGATGGATTTCTGCGGATCAGTCAATCGACCCGGAAATCAGACCGCTTGTTGTTGCGGCGCATTCTGCTCTCCCTGGATCAGCCTCTCGTGATCACGCATTTGCTCGACTTGCTACGGTCGACAGTCGACTTATTCCCATCTACGCATCGGTTGATCCGATCGTGGCTGTCGGTGGTTTTGGACTTGGAGGAAACTCTTCAGCAGCTCGCTCGCTTCGTGCAAAGATGCAACGTCGCGACCGCTATGGCCGATTTGCATTCATGGGTGGTGGATTCTCTTTTAACTTGCGCGGACTTGATGGACTCATGTCTGTAATTACCGGCAAGGTTGTTGGGCAATCTGGACAAGCTGACGACATTGAAATAGAAATCAATGGGAACTCGACTCTTCCTGATGGCATCTACACAGTCCCGTCGAGTAAGGGCGAATCATTTAAGGCGATTATCGGCCGAGACGCACTTAGAAAGCTTATTGGAGAGCCAAGAACGCGTAAGACAATTGATGACGTGTTCGTAGATGTCAACGATCTTGGCCCAAGAAAAGAAGCGCCGTCAGGTTGGTCAAAGATCAGCTCAACAGGTGAGGGTTCTTTTCTACGCGAGGTATTTCAGTCAGAAGATGGGTACTTTGCCGTCAAGTCGTTTAGTGACCGCGGCGCTGTGCAATACGATCTTCACAGAGCAAATCTAAAAGATAACTCTGTTGGAAAGAAAGTATCCTCTGGCGACTCATGGGCCAGCGTGCAGAGATCGGCTAAAAAAGATTCTCGTTCGTATGAAAAAGTGCTCAAGGATTCGTACTCCAGAGAAAAATTTACCGGTGATCAATACGATCAACAGTATGAAAAGATCCGTGACCAACTTCTCGAGGAGGGATATTCTGGAGAAGAACTAGATGCAGAACTAAAGCGTCGCGCGTTTACTGCGGACTATCTTGCGAAAAAATCTAAACCGTACGACGACTTTGATGCGTACGCAGATTCGTTGTTTTTTGGAAAAGTAAGTGACTGGTACGTTGACAATCTATTGTCAAATTCCAAGTTGTCAAAATACAGAAAAAAGAAAAAGTTAAGTTATACCGACAAGATAAAAATTGCAGAAATTGCGAATAGTGATCCGTCATTTGCAGACTATGTCGCGATTCCTAAGGGTATGACAAGAGATGAATTTGATGATCTGCGTAGTTGGGTTCTTTCTCCAGATTCTGGAAGTGTTAATTCAATAAAGTCAATCGATGTATCAGGTGAATGGCCAGTAATTAATCAACAACCTGCTGAATACATCGTCAATAAGATAGCAAACGCTGTTGAAAGACTTCAAAAAGGTGAACATGTCGACAGAAAGACATGGACTGACCTTGCTAATCAGAGAAAAGCGCTACGTACTGATGCAGAAGAAATTGAATTTATCGGGTCGAATGTCAATGTCGGACGTAAAGCCGCTAGAGACATTATTGATAGATCCGACAACATACTTGATAGCGCCGATAACCGCGAACTCGGTGATCCACTGCGCGAAAGAGAGGTGGCTGAGGCGCAATATTTTGCTGACGTCGCTGAGCGCATAATTGATCATTTTGACCTTGAAGATTACATCCGCGATGGACATTCGGAACTTATTTCTGACATTGCCGCCGTCCGCGACGCAAAATCAGCAGACATCGTCGAGTCCGACAAAGAATACATAGAGTCTGATGTTCCAAAAGAACCAGAGTCAGATGTTGAAACGGGTGAACCAGCAACAAAAACTGAAGCACCTCTCGAGACAGCAGAGGCACCGGAAGAATCCACTAGCGCAGTTGTCGAAGAAGTAAAGTATACTCCTCAGGCCGGCGCCCGTGCGCTTACTGGAGTGACGAGAGACGAACTTGAATCTCAGATTGATGAAGCTATCTCACAGTCGCGTCCAGTGATCTTTGACTACAACGGAAAAGAGCGCACGTTTACTCCCACCGGTAAGTGGTTTAATCCTAAAGCTGGCCACACGAACCTTACAGGGTTTGATGAAAACGGTGAAACTAGAACATACACCCTTGAAAAGATTACTCCAAAGCCAGCGCCGCCCTCGGCGGCAACTGTTCGTGAACTTGTTGGAGAAACTACAGCAGAGCGTGTCGCTGATATTGAAAATGCGATGACGAACGGTGAAGGCATCCGTTTTGTCTACAATGATAAAGAGCGGACGTTTATCCCAGAACGGGTGTATAGAACTCCGTCTGGAAACACGAATGTTGTCGGGTTCATGCAGACAGGCGATCAACCTGGCGAAGGCGAGAGCCGAACGTTCACAGTAGAGAAAATGGACTTGATACCACCGACTGTTGATGGATCAGTTGAAGATTTTTCAGATGCTCCGGTTTGGGAGCCGTTGTTTGACGACTTTTTTACTGTGCCAGACGGAGCTAAAAAAGTCAATATTTTTGACACCTATATCCCTAAAGGACGAACTACGGAAGGTAGTTCTGACTACACTGACGACCCGACAGTGCTCGCCCAGATGTTTGATGTCGACGAGTTGGCGACAGCTCTAAAGACTGCAGTTCTTCGTGACAGTGTAAGTGGTGATAGTGCGACAGGGTACGGAGATCTTGACTTTAGAGAAGGCACTGAAGCTGTACCCGCAGAAGCGCTGTACGAAGCTATTTCGCAAACGGGCATAGATGCTGACACACTGCTAGCTGTTATATACGACTCAGGATTTGACTCAGGAGAACAGAGAGATATAACAAATATAGAACTTGCCAAGCAACGCCGTGACGAGCTATTTTATGACCCCTCACTAAGTCCATACATCGACTCGGTGCCAGTATCTCGCGAAGATTCAGATCGTCTTCGCGACCCAGATTCGTCAAAAAATCAAGAACTTCCTAGCAGAGTCGCTAATCTTCGTGCGGCCGTCGAGGATCTTTATTCGTCTCCTGAAACAAATCCTCGTCTAAAAGAAGTAGCTAATAGACTTCGCGAAATGTCTAAGGAGACAGCTCGCCCGATAGATAGAGAAAAGCCGACTTTAAGTGAAGATGACAGAAACACTGCGTACATTGATCTTTTTAAAGAACATGTTGATCTAGCTCTCAGTTCTGATCCACAAGATCAAGAAGCGTTTGCTGGTATATGGGGAATGCTTCTTTCACTTGACGGTGGAGATGGCGACACTACGTGGGGATTCTATCCACACAACGTCAAGGGTCTTGCAGGCGGAGACGGGTGGCAATCAAAGATAGCTAGGGTTCTTTGGGATCGTTTTGGTGGATCCGATTCATATACTTCAGAGGAAGAAGATGAACCGATCTATCTGCAAGCTGAAGAAGCTTGGAAAAAGATTGTAGACACCTACGGAGATCACGCATCATTCGCGTCGGCGAGAGAAAAACTTCTTCAGCGGGAACTGAGTCCAGATGACCCAGAAGCTAGAACTGCTGCAGCGTTTCATCGACTAGCTCTAGCGTCATCTAGTCCAAATGATAAACCTTTATATCGTTCAATTAGTGTTGAAAGAAATTCCGATCTGTTGAAGGCGTTGACAACAGTCGGAGCACAGATCTCAACCGATCCTAGATCGTGGACTGACGTAGATCTATCAACAGGAGACCTGGCGACTCAATATACGTTTGGAGCAAAAGCTTCACAGGACAGAGTTGTTTTTGAAGCTCTTCCTGGAGACGTTGACGCACTGGATCTTACAGGAATATCATGGTTTGATGACGAGCGCGAAGTTGTTGCATCTGGTTTGTTTGAGGTTGTATCTGTAAGAAAGAACAAACTTCTGACTGGCGACAAACAAGGTGTCGAGCATATTGTTCAAGTTCGTCGAACAAAAGATAAGCCGACAGACAGCGATGTTTCTGCAGAGCGGCTGACTGAGAAGGCGCCATCTGCAGAACAGCAACCAATCAAAACTCCAGAAGCAGCGCCGCAGGAGGTATCTGCAGAGCCTTCAATCACTTCAGCAAATAAATACTATTCAGGTATTGAAAACTGGAAACGTGTAGGTCCGCAATCTGGATCACATCCTGGAGGATTCTTTGAAGATCCAGAAGGTAGAAGATATTACGTAAAAATCCCCCACTCGAGATCGCACGCTGAAAATGAGTCTCTGGCGTCATTGATGTACGCGGAGGCTGGAATACCTGCGGCTGAAATTTCTCTCGGTGACTCGAACGGCGATCTTCGTCTAGTCTCACCTCTGATTCCAGACGCGGATGTTGAAGGTTTTGCCGAACGCGTATGGCAGGGTGACAGCGAAGTTCTTGATGCCGTACGCGACGGATTTGTCATGGACGCATGGCTAGCTAACTGGGACAGCATCGGTCTAGTATATGACAACGTCGTTCTAGACGCTGACGGTAAGCCGGTCAGGGTTGATCCAGGCGGATCATTGATGTATCGAGCAAGAGGAGCAGAAAAAGGCGCAGCGTTTGGCGATCGAGTCGGCGAACTCGATACACTACGCGACCCAGATAATAACGAGCAAGCCGCGAACGTCTTTGGAGAGATGACCGACGAGCAACTTCGCGCAAGTGCAATGCACGTTCGCGACATATCTCCGTCACGGATTGATGAAATTGTCGACAGCATAGTTAGTGACCCGTATGAAGCAAAACTTCTAAAGGATCGCTTGAAAGCTCGTCGTCAGTACATTCTTGACAGATTTGGAATTCCCGAAGGCACAGATGACAGTGACGTTTTGCCTGAACCGATTTCTCTTGCTGATGACATCGGAATTGAAGCTCAAGATCTTCAGCCAGGTGACATCGCATACGACGAAAATCGAGTGCCGTTCGTTATTGAAAAATCATTCATTGACGAAGAAACACCAAAGGGTAAGGTAAGTATCCAAGGATACTATCCAGGACACCAATCGCAGCGAAAAGAATGGAATCCGCAAACCGTCATAACAGCGACTCGCGGAGAAAAAGTTCCACCAAAGGGCCCTCTAGAAGCGCTTCATAAGCCAAAACGTCCAAGAAAGCCAGGTTCATCAGCCTGGGGTGGCCGGATGGCTGAACTGCTACAAGGTGTTGAGACGTGGGAAGACGCCGCAGAAGTTATACGTGGAACTGACATCATTTTCTTTGACTACGAGACAACCGGTCTTATCGATCCAGATCAACCAAATGTAAAGAATGATCCGATTCAGCTTGGAGCCGTCCGTGTGCGAAACGGTAAGATAGTTGACCGACTCAATCTTTACATGAACCCGGAATCAGAACTTTCAAGTTGGTCTTCTGAAAACCTTCTAAATCCTGACGGCGAACTAATCACTCCTGAATGGCTATCCCAGCAGATAAGCAAGAAAGAAGCTCATCAAAGATTTCTAGAATTTGCCGGCGAAAGTCCGATTCTTGGTGGACAAAACATCACTGGATTTGATCTAGAGGTTTTGAGACGCACGCTCTCCGAGAATGCCCTCGAGCTAGACATCGCTGGAACAATTGATTCAATGATTCTAGCAGATAAAACTCTGCCAAAGTACACTAAGGCAAATCCAGACGGTCCGCGGATGGTCACGAAGAACGGACAGGTTCGCGCGAGTAAATCTCTTGGACCAGTCGCAGACTATCTAGGTGTCCCGTTAGGCGATGGTTGGCACAGCGCCGACGCAGACGCTGAGGCGTCATGGGGCATTGTCGATGCGATGTTGTCGCGGGCGATTGATCATCCAGAAACTTCAACAGATCTTCTTGATACTGAAGAAGGTCGCGCTAAGCGTGCTGCTGATGAAGCCGAATATAACGCGGCTCTTGAAGCGCATAAGGACGAGCTAGCCGAGTATGAAGCAAAGAAGATTGTTGCAAAACTTTGGCACTGCGAGTGGACGCTTACAGCCGCAATTGACGGTGGAAGCAATGATGGTTGCGGACCAGTCGATCCGGACAATATCATTCAGAATGCTAGCAATCCAGGCCCAGATCCAATTGATCCGGACGGTGTTCCAGAAAACATCTCGCTTGGCGGCGAAATTGATAGAACAGACTACGACGGTGTTGATGTCAAAGACCCGTACGCAGACGAAAAGTTTCCGCCGACCCCGCAACAACGCGAAATCGTTGATGCTGTTCTTACCGGCGAGGACACTGTAGTTAGAGCTCTTGCTGGCACAGGTAAGACAAGTACACTGCAACTTATCGCGAGAAGACTCAAGAAAACAAGACCAAAGGCGCGTATTATTTACGTCGCATTTAACAGGTCAATCGCTGAAGAAGCCGCCGATAAGATGCGCGGAACAAACGTTGAGTCAAGAACAGCGGACTCAATCGCTTGGCGATCAATGACGAAAAAGATGCGAGATAAAAAAGATCTAAATCGCTTCAACAGTACAGCTAATAAGCTGGCCGGTCATTTTGGAATTACTTCAATTGATGTCATACAGGACGACGGAACAATACGTCAGTTAAATCTGCGCGAAGCTGTCGCTGCTGTAAAGAAGACAGTCAATAACTATACGATAAGTGCAGATGACGATCTAGGTCCGCAGCACGTCCCATTTAACGATCCGTCTGGGCAGATTCTCGGGTGGGCTCAGGAAATGTGGACAGATCTAAAAGATGAGAATGGATTCGCACCGTTCACATTTAATCATGCGATGAAGATATGGGCTCTCTCCAGGCCAAATCTTGCGGATACGGCGTCTGGCGTTAGTTTTCCAGCTGACATCATCTTCTTTGACGAGGCTCAGGACATTAACCCCGTTCTTGGAAAGGTCATCGCTGATCAAAACATCCAAAAAGTATACGTGGGAGATGGAAATCAGGCGATTTACGCGTTCCGCGGAGCTGAAGATGAACTTCAAAAAGTTGTAGCCACGCACGATCTGCCGTTGACAAAGTCGTGGAGATTCGGCCCGCAGGTTGCAGGAATCGGAAACAGATTCCTATCTCTTCTTGGTTCAAAGCACAGGATCGAGGGTGGCGGACCAGACGGAGAGATCCTCGAGCGCGGTGACATGGTAGACGCTGACGCTGTGCTCGTGCGCTCGAATGCTGGCGCGATTAAGGCGATATTTGACGAACTAGAGCGTGGACGAACAGTCGGTGTATCGTCAAATTATAAAGAAGATCTTGTTAATTTCTACAATACGGCAAAATGGTTAAAGAACGGTGCTAATCCGAGCGACCGGCCTTCCGTTGTGCATGACGATCTTGTTGGATTCTCATCATGGGAAGATGTTGTACGAGAGTCTAAAGAAGAAGGAAGCAGAAAACTAAAGTTTCTTGTAGATCTAGTCGATGAGATTGGACTTGACGGCATAAATGATTTACTATCACAACTAAGAATTGTTAGTGCCGGAGAAACTGGTGGTCAAAAGTCTACTAGAGTTTCAGTTCAAGATGTTCTTAGTGGCGCTAAAAATCATCTCTTGACCTATAAGTTTAACGGAAAAGATGAGAAGATTGACTATCAGGTAGACGGCGACCGTGTCCTTCTTACCGGAGGAACTTTCAACGCAAAGTCTAGAATATATGACGCCGGCTTTAGGTGGGATAAAGACAAAAAAGCTTGGGCTAGAACGATTAAAGGCGACGATAAAAAGGCCGAAGAACTCAATAAGCTTCGTTCGATAATTGGAACTGATGACGAAGAAGGCGTTGATGTTGTCGTTACTACAGCTCATAGGTCAAAAGGTCTCGAGTGGGATAACGTAAGAATCGGTGACGATTTCTGGGGTCCTAGACTTGATAAGTCTGGCAACAAGGTTATGCCGAGTGACGAAGAAATTCGTCTAGCCTATGTTGCAGTTACCCGTGCGAAGAAGCGTCTTGATCCAGGTGCTCTTGAATGGATCTACGGCGAAACTTCTGATGATGACGAACTTCCGTTCCAAAAGCCAGCGTTTGCTCCTCCGTCTGGTCCTGCAGTAAGTCTTCCTCCTCCAGGTGCACCTCAGAGTCCGTTTGCACCTCCCACTGGGATACCGCAGAATCTACCTGAAGTACCTGAAGTACCTGAAGTACCTGAAGTACCTGAAGTACCTGAAGTACCTGAAGTACCTGAAGTACCTGAAGTACCTGAAGTACCTGAAGTACCTGCGGCGCCTAGAAGTTCAGAACCAATCGGTGACGAGCAGTCTTTTGTAGGTAAGGCTGCCAAAAAGAAATACCCAGAACCTCACGGAAGATGGACAAGCAATGGGTACACGTTTGAAACCAAGACCGGGACATCAACAATAGGTCCAAACACGATAGCTGACATGAAGACAGGAAAAGCTATCGATTGGCTTTCAGACACCATCGGACTGCACCACGATGAGGCTGTTGATGTAGTACACCGACTTACCGGGAAGAAAGGTGTATGGGACCCCGAAGCCAACGACGGTGAAGGTGGCTATAAGATATATACGACTAAGGACTGGACACTAGATCTCCCTGAAGTCAATGAATCTGAACTCACTGGATCAGATCTTGTTGATATTGGAGAAGTTCCATCTACTGAAGTTCCACCAGCAGGCCAGTCCGGAACCTCAAGTGTACCAGATTCTGGAGATCCAGATTTTGTTGACGAGGTTCTGTACGATCTTGATGATCCCGATGGAAGTTTTGTAGCCTCTATTGACGAGGTAATTACCGACGTCAATGAATCAATTGACGCGTTTACAGGACAGTCATTTGAAAAGAAAAAGTTTAAAGACTTTGCGCAACGAATCATTGATCTAGCAGAACGTCTAAAAGCTGGAAAAATATCAAAAGATGACGCCCAAGCCGAGGTGCTAAAGCTATCAGATGAAGCTGACGGTCTTCCAGAAAAGTCAGTAAACTCTTCATTCATTAAATCGAATATTCTAAACTTTAGAAGAATATTTACTGATAGGGTTATAGCAAAAGGTCTCCCTCCCGAAGGTAGTGGACTTGGATACTCAAAGAACGGAATTTTTATCGTCCCAGGTATGCGAGTCCGCGACAAGTGGGGATACGCTGGCACAGTAATAAGTTACAACCAACCAGACTTCATCAATGTATTTATACGTCCAGATATTGACCAACGCGATCCATCAAAAGTTAAAGGAAAGCCTTGGGGCCCTAAAAAGAATACGACGTCAAAGGGCACAAAAACGCTAACCGTTCTCCAAGAAGGAGACGACCAATCACCTTGGATCGACAATGGAAAAGTCCCTGTAGGAAAGCGTCCTCATAATCTAGAAGACCAACTCAGACTTCTCGCTGAAATGGACTCTGATGACGGTGAAGGCCCTGTCGGTGTCGTTGAACCGACACCTTCACCTGACGATAGTGGTGGAGCAGCCGGCGAACCAGCGGCAGGCACGACAGAGGCACTTCGCAAAAACATTGAAAAAGCCGCGAAAGAAGAGGCGTGGTCTGGTGAAGAAGCAGAACGCACTGGTTCGGAGTCTGATACGCCCAAGATGTCCGAAGGTGCAAAAAAGTTTTTAGGCCCTCGAAAAGTTGGTGGAAGATACTGGAGTAATTATTATAAAAAACCGTATACGGTCGTAGCCATCAATACTGATCAAAACGGATTTACAAAAATAACTGTTGAATGGCAGGATGGAGTGAGAACAACTCACTCAACACCATGGGACAGTAAAGACAAGATTATTGAAGAACCTCCGGAGTCTGAACCCCCAAAAGTTGAAGTCCCCACTGGGGACACGCCAGAGGTTGATAACTCTCCAGAAACAACAACAAAACTTGGAACTGATATTTCAACACCAGACGTGACAGTTGACGGTGTTGAGGCTGCCCCAGATCACACGCCGCAAGAACAAGATCTTCTTCAAAAAATGCTTTCTGAGGGTCCAAACGCTGTTGGCTCAGAATTTACGGCGAACTGGGTGCAACACGTAGAAGACTTCATTGCGTCCGGCGCGAAAGATGACGAGGCAGCTGAAGCCGTTGCGCTGATCCAAAGTCTTGGCGATTCTCAGGAGTTACTTGACGCGAGTCGCGGTAACGCTCTTCTACAGAATATGCGCACTGGCATTGCCGTATTTACAGAAGAAGGACCGCAGGCGTTACTCGGGAAGAAAAAGAAATACAGTCTCGATATGCCTGTACAGTCTGAGGACTTTGTTTCAGTTGACCTCATTCCAGTCGGCAAATCGTCAGTTAGGGCTTTCTACAGTGATATAGCTCGCTATTTTGACGATCCAACGTTGATTGATACGGAGATGACTCCGGCTTCAGCGTTTCTTCGCGGAGTTAGATCTGGAACAGTTAAGGGTGGTCAAGGATATGAACGTTGGATACAATTTGATGTTCCAATTACTGATCCAAATCATCCGTTGCATCAACTTCTTTCTCCAGGACAGGAAATCGATCTTCGTCCCTCTTCATGGACCGCACTTGGCAACATAGCAAATGTCGCGTATGAGTACGATAAAACAGATGGAGAGATCGACGCTCTCGAAGGCGAGTATAAAAGCCCACCGATTGACAAAATTTACAGCGTAGTGCTCGAGGTCGGCGACGTTCCAGCTTTTGACATCTCAAAAACGAGTCCGATACCTAGTGAAAAAGAATCAGTTGTCACGAACGGACGATACAAAGTTGCTTCCGTTGAACTCGATAGTCTTATCATGCCGTATCCAGAGTCCGTTCTCGAGGAGGGGCACCAAAATCATCTACCGATTGTCAGAATACGTCTAGAATCTGTTACATCGCCGAATCGCGAGAACGTTGACGATGTCGAGTCTGCGTCTCAAGTTGCTCCAGAACCAGAACTAGAAGAAACGATCCCGCAGAGTAAATCCTCGTCTTGGGAGGGCGGAGTTCTCACAACGGACGCTGACGGAGTGACTGTTGCGAGTGGTTTAGGCTACGATACAGTGCAAAAACTTAAGAGAGGCGCGATTGATCCGCCTACTCTGCCGTTTTTTGTTCCTTTTGGTGGAGATCTCTCTGATCCAGAAAACGGTGAAGGATACTTTTTTGCAAAATCAGGAAAACGTTATTGGGGAAGATACGGTGCGGCTGGAGTTTTAGTAAGAACAAAAGGTCCAGATGGAAAATATCGTTATCTTCTCGGTAAAAGAGCTGATTGGATAAGTTCAGGTGGAGGAAAGTGGGCGTTCCCGGGTGGGGCGCACAAAAACAGAGATGAATCAAATGATCGAACTACTACGGCATTTGGAGAATTAAGTGAAGAACTGGGTCTTGATTTAAATCAAGAAAATTCAGTTGTTGTCGGTGAACACAGAAATGCTGTTGAACCCGACTGGGCGTACGACACTGTAATTGTTGACACAGACCGCGCAACCGCTGACTCGCACAGTATCGGCGATAACGAGACGTCAGCGACGGACTATTTCACTGCTGATCAAATTAGAGAAATGGCGACGAGAGGCGAATTACACCCGGCACTTGAAAAATCAATATTTGAAATATTAGATATCGCCGAAGATGGAAATGATACCGCAGAAGAACCGGAGTCCAAAGAATCACCGGATACTTTGCCAGAATCTGGCGCCGCCAGCGTGCTTTCTCAGGCGCCCGTCGGTGGAATAAGTCTCTCTGACGCGATTAAAAACGTGACAACATCGTCTGCAGGAACGAGCAGTTCACTGTTCGATGGCGGAGATATTCACGATCTGTCAGTCTACGCCACCGTCAAAGACGCTAAAAATGGCGGACTGCTAGATGAATTAGGAACTGATGGTCCGCGACTAGTTCTATCTCTTAAATTGGCGCCTGATACTGGACTCGAGATGCGAAGACTTGCTGTCGATGACGAAAGTGGATGGAAACCGTTAGTTGAAAATGGTCGTCTTGGTAGTTCAATTCCGAACCGAGCGTTCAATCAAGATACTGGAATGTTCTCCGATGTTCTCTACACGAGTTCTGGAGCAGTAGCTCAACCAACAAGACTGCAAACAGTATATAGTTCAAACCCTCTAAACGCGATGTCAACAGAGCAAGTGACATTTATCTATGTTGACCCGAAAGAGCGTTTCAAGATTCGCGGAGTGTTCTTTGAGGTTGATCCGACGGAACCAAAGGCTCCAACAGTCGGAAATACAGTTGAAATTGAATTCGCGGATGATAAACCGTCTGATGAAGTCATCCGCGATGCACTTCGCCAAGCCGGGGTGCAGAATCCTTCTCCGCCGTCAGACGCCGACGTACAGCGTCTTGTCGAAAATCGTCTAATGCGCGTCTATGGTCGCGTTGATTTTGGGCAAGTTGTTAACGAGTCTGATCGCAAAGATATTCTTGAAAGCATTGAATATAAATTTGGCATCACCGCGAGTGACTATGAAGTAGCGACAGATTCTAGTGGATTCACTAAAATTCTATTGAGTGAAGACGCAGCTGACACTATAGTTCGTCGTACTGGACTTGCGGGTCTCAGTCATAGCGTGACGTTTCCTTCATCAGCGGGCAGTGATGATGAGTACGCCGACTACATGGCCAACCTGTTGATGACTGGCAACTTGAAGTCGGCTCATAGAAGATTTCATATCGGACAACAGTATCGCGGTTTAAGTACTGACACAGACCTTGAGTCGGGGGCCGGGGACTACGTTTTCCTATCGCAAGAAGACGAGCAAAGCGCGTATTTTCTTACGACTGGAAACAGTCTCTATGATAACGCAGTAATATTTTTTAATCATCGTCAAATTCTTAGAAGACCGGACATTTGGGCGAACGTTGTTGACAGATACGGATCAACGACAGCGCATACCGACGTGATTACGAATATCAAGCCCGGAGGGTATGAATTGATGGTCAAGCATGAAGTAGGTTTTGATGACGCAATTGCTATTTATGTCCCGCCAAAGGTCATAGGGCCGTTGATCGCGAAATTAAAATCTAAAGGCATTGATCAGATCGGCGGAATTCCAGTTGAAGATATAATATACGACGCTGCTCTTGGTCCACAGTCTGGTGATGCCGGCGAGCGCCTGCGCGAAGGCAGAAAACAGTATGAGAAATACATAAATTCATCTGGATCGCCAGCTAATTTCCCGACGTATGCGGCAATGAGCGAAACTGCCGGAGGAATCCAAGATGACGGAAAGTTTAGATATGGCTACGAGCAGTATCCGACGTTTCCGCGCGCGAGGAGCGAAGTTTTGGCTATCGACAAGAAAACTGGAGATCTTTTAGTTGCCAAAAAGAATAACAGTGAATTTTTTATTGGATTTGAAGTTGTCTACAAGAACAATACGGCTAGAGGACTACCATCGTCGAGTCCAATTGACGCTGACAATGAGATGATCGCCAACAGTCTTGAAAGTCCAGATTTTATACGTTTAGGCACGTACGGCGTACGTGGCGAAGACCCAAATGGGACGAGCTACACTACAGATAAGAATAAGATTGAAAGTATATTTGAGGATCTACAGAATAAAAAAATTACTCCTGTTGAAGCATATCAAGCTTTAATGTCAATGTATCTGTCTAATCTAAACACTCTCATAAAGGAAGATCTGGTAGCTATACTTTTCCGTTTGGAAAGTCGACAGACTGACTACGCCAGATATAAAGATTTTGTGTACCTATCTGACTATGCAGCTGAAGCCGGCCACGGCTGGACATCAGTCGTACCAAAGCGGCAAAACGATGAAGGAGGCGAATCAAGTGCAAAAAATTTCAAAAATCCTAGTGGATCGAACAACCTCCCGCTATAAGGAGAGAAAAAATGAAATTGTTCCACCGGCAATTTTCGAGTGTGTCTCCGGCCCAGACAAGGGAAAAACTCGGGTGATCTACTCGTTCATTGATCTGTCTATAGATAAAAAATCTGATAACTACTACCCAAAGGTGTACGCATACTTTACTGATTCGTCTGGTTCGTATCGTCTTGATGATAAGACATCTGTTGTATATGATGAAGAAGAGCAGCAGATTTCATTCTCATCAAATGAAGTTAGATATATTATTAGACCAATCCAAGATACTGATAGACTTATCGGTGAAGAATACAGTCCTCCGAGAAAGACATAGACATGGATCAAGAACGAAAAACGACAAGTCGTTGGCCTCAAACACTTGGTCCTAAAGATAATCTATATGTCGTTCAAAATGACGACACTGATGAACCGGAGTATTTGATTTTTTCAAGTATGAAAAAGCGCGCGACGTTTATGCGTAATAACGGTGCGTGGTGGCGTATTGATCAAAATGTTATAATGGATTTTGATGATCTAAAGTATTCAATTTACTTTGTTGAACCAGATTACATAGATGAATACGACAGATTTGAATCCACAAAATTTTCAGACAAAGTGCAGATGAATATTCCAAGTGATGCCGCCGTGGTGACGGCTGCAGCATACGAGTGTCCACCTGCAACTCAAGACATCAAATTAAATCTAAAAAATAGATCAAGAGCAATTTCCGTTGCAAACTATGGTCCACTAAATCCAAAAGAAGAAAATAAAGATTTCTGGGAAGAAAAAGCTGAAAACTGGTCTGTGTCAATTGATGACGCGAAAAAATCACTCTGTGCCAACTGCGTATTTTTTGTTGTCACAGACGATGTTAAAAACTGTATTGCTTCAGGGTTGGAGCAAGGCGGCTCGTCATCAAACGATGCCTGGGACTCGATTGTAGCTGCAGAACTTGGTTACTGTGAAGCATTTGATTTTAAGTGTGCAGGTAGTAGAACGTGTGATGCATGGGCCGTAGGCGGACCAATTGATAACAACAGTCAAGGAGCTAGAAAAGATGCGATCAGTTAGTCTATACGGACAGGCTGGAAATTACGCGCTGTATTCCGACGGTTCATCAGCTGTTGTCATCGACAGAAATCTCAACATGATCGAAGACACTGGATCGTTCGCTGACCTTCTGATCTTGTATCCATGGATTTCATCAGAAAACATCGCTCAGCACGAGCAAGAAGATTTGCATCTTGAACTAGCGATCGGCACTCTCCAAAGTCTTGACATCGAGACAATAACCGCGTCTGGTCGCATGTACACGATTCCAAAGGGAGCGCAAGAAGAAGCAAAGAAAGCTCTTGAATGGAGAAAGAAGTATAAAAGAGGCGGAACACCCGTTGGGCTAAATACGGCAAGAATTTTAGCAAACGGCGGACAAATAGGAATCAATAAAGTCCGGCACATCGCTAAATATTTTCCACGCCATGAAGTTGACAAAAAAGGAAGAGGATACAAGCCTGGCGACGACGGTTTTCCGTCATCAGGTCGTATCGCTTGGGCGCTTTGGGGCGGAGATACCGCGTGGAAATGGGCTCGCCAAATTGTTGAACGCGAAAATAAGTCAATTAATGCCTGTGGAAATTATGATGATTCGTTTCAACCATTGCGATCATATGATTCAAACGTTAACGCGTTCGAGATCGCTAGAGCGTATGACGGCCTAGAAAATTCTCCAGAATTTGCAGCGCGCGTTCGGTTAGACGGATCTGGAATTGACCGACTCTACATGATTGATCAGCAGGGTCAAGTATTCGTTTGGGATGGAAATTCTTGGGACGATCTTGGGCACATCGACAGTGACATCTCGACGTACGACAGATCACTTGATGATCCGTACGATCGCGTCGAAAAGCATCATGTTCTAATTGATCACGAATCGGCACTGATTCTTTCGGCAAAAATGCAGATGAATCCTTTTAGTGCCGTTCAAATTGAAGATCTTGACGAACAGGAAGCTCAATTGGTAGCGCTAGCTGCGGATGAGATCGACTGGGTGACAATTGACTCTACGCTAGTCGCTGCTGGAGAAGAACCGTTAAGTGGGCAATCATCAAAAGACGGAGTGTACACTCCGGAGGAGCGAGCGGCAAACGCAAAACGGCAAGTCCGCGACAAGGGCGGAAAATTTGCAAAGATGGGTTCAAGAGTCTCTATAGACGGAGATTCAGGCGCCGTCGGAAACATCACAAGAATAAATCCAGATCGCGGAACTGTGTCAGTGACAATGGATGATGGTTCGGTTCGCGAAGTTGCTGGAAATAGAACAGAGACATACACCGGAGATTCTGGACAGGCACCGGCGCTTCGTAAGGAACCGGAGGACGCGAAAACAGACCAAGCACCTCTCGATACTTCTGGAATCTTGGCTCAGCCTCGAGCGCCAATCGATCGTCCAAAAGCTACCATCCCAAACGGTCTTCCAGCGCTCACGAGTGACGATCTAAAGCAGATTGTCAACGACTACCCTGCATGGGTTGTTAGCCAGCGTGAAGCAAACACCACGCAAGCACCTTCTTCTTCTTCTTCTTCTTCTTCTTCTTCTTCTTCTTCTTCTTCAGATTCTAGCGAGCCGGCGTCAACTGTAAAAACTGTAAAACCAGCAGGAGACAACGCTCCGCAGCATCAAAAGAGCGACTATCTAAAGAAATTAGAAGAAGATACTGGAACTTCTCTCTATACCGACAGCGCGTTAAATCACCCTCTTCTGCAGAACTTTTTCAAGAAAAAGAAAAACAAGCTCTGGTATAACCCGATAACTTCAGCGGCAGAATCGCCTGCTGCTGTCGTCGCACCTGATGTTGAAGAGGCTTCTGGCACTGAACTTACTCCAGAAACAAGTGACGTTCCTCCGATGTATCTTGCTCTCGTCTCACCGGATGATCCTGCCGCTGTTATGGATCTTATTTCCATAGTTCCAGCATCAACTAAACTTGCTACACCCGTTGTGTTTAAGCGAGTTGACGGAAAATGGTTACGTGATGACCAAATTTTGAAAGACCTGAAGTCAGCGACTCCTCCCCCCGTAGTGGCGCTTGACGCAGTGTCGTACGAAGACGTTTTGAGTCAAGTTGATCAGACGCAAGATGCGGCGGTGGCCGCCGCTGTTCCAACAGAATTCTCAAGAAAATTTGTTGAACTGTATCTTGCAAAAATCAGTCCACTTGCAATTATCGCAGAAGGTGGAATTGACAGAAATAGAGGCAACGCGGAAAAACTTCGCCGCTACTGGCTGTACGGTCGCGGAGCTCTAAAAATCAGATGGAACACACCAGGTGACTGGACTCGGTGCTACCGTCACCTCCGTAAATACATGGGTCCTCGCGCAAAAGGATACTGCGCGTTACGTCACAAGGAAGCGACAGGCGTGTGGACCGGCAGTCGATTCAATGTTGGAAAACGAAATGTTAGAGGAAGCGCGTTCGAGACATACGAACTAGCTGATGAACAGCAGATTTTTTCAATTGCTGAAACAAGAGCAGCGATCAACGCGGCTCGCGAACGTGTCCTCACAGCGTCTGTTGATCAGCAAATAGTCGGAAGAAAATTTACAATTCCACTTGTGATTCCGGAAGAAACAGAAACAGGCGACGGCAGAATATTTAAGAAAGATTCAATTGAATTTAGAGAACTTCCGTTGCCTCTACTCTGGCAGATCAAGACATCAGACGGACACGACGGATCAGTTGTTGTCGGAAGAATAGATCACATGGAGCGCGTCGACGGTGGAATTGGAAACGCGCACGGCGTGTTTGACACCGGCGCCTACGGCCGCGAAGCGCAGAGAATGATTGAAAATGGATTTATTCGTGGCGTATCAGCAGATCTTGATAAGTTTGAAGCGAGCGAAGACAGTGATGACGATGACGACATCGATGCGGCCGCTGAAAAAATAGAAAAAAGTAAAAAGAAAAAGAAGATTGAAAATTCTAAAATTCTTGTTGACAAGGCAAGAATAATGGCGGTCACGATTGTCCCCAAACCAGCCTTTCAAGAATGCAAAATTTTTATTCCAAAGGACGATGAAAGTCAATATTCCATCGAGGAGATCGAAATGTCAATTGTACCAGACGGAGTCTATGTAGACGAAGTACACGAAAATGATGCGGAAGCGCTTGTAGCCTGTGCTCTAGTTGCTGACGCAATACCTGTTGTGCCGCCTGAATCATGGTTTGAAAATCCAAATCTAGACAAGCCAACACCTCTTACCGTTGAAGACAGCGGTCGAGTATACGGTCACATCGCTGCATGGCACGTCGACCATATCGGCATGGCATATGGTACAAAACCACCAAGAAGTAAGAGTAACTACGCATATTTCCACACGGGTGTTGTCCGTGCGGCGAACGGCAAGGACTATCCTGTCGGCCAATTAACACTCAGCGGAGGTCATGCGTCGCTCGAGGCAAGCGCACTCGAGGCGGCACGTCACTATGACGACACCGGATCGGCGATCGCTGACGTCCGCGCTGGAGAAGACTCGCACGGGATCTGGGTTGCCGGAAGTCTTCGCTCGAGCGCAACACCCGAACAAATCCGTGCGCTTCGGGCATCTGCTCCATCCGGCGATTGGCGTCCAATTCGTGGATCACTCGAACTTGTCGCTGTTTGTCAAGTAAACGTTCCAGGATTTCCGATCGCTCGTGCCCGTGTAGCTAGCGGTCAAGTATACGCTCTTGTCGCCGCCGGCGCGATGACACTAGCAAAGATGAAGAATGATCCTCTACGTGATCTATCACAGCGTCTTGAGCGTCTTGAGGAACAGGCTTCACTTTCAATTTCAGGTGAACCAGAGTCTGTCAATGGGACGGAGATCGATGCCACTGAACTTGCTACAAAAGTCGAAGATCTTTCAGCACGCATCAGATCAGATAAGCCATATGACACTCTTGGCTACATCTCAGACAAGACCAGAGAAAAACTTGCTGGAGAAGGTAAAGCATTGCCGGACGGTTCATATCCAATCAGAAGCGTTGCTGAACTCAAGGACGCGATCCAAGCATATGGACGGTCAAAGCCTGGAAAGCGTGCTGCAGTCCGTCGTCACATCATGAAGAGAGCCAGATCGCTCAAGAGAGCTGATCTTATTCCAGAGCAATGGAAGTCCGCGGGTCTTATTGATGACGATGTTGTTACTGACATTAAAGCTCGGGTAGCCTCAGCTCAATCAAACATCTCAGCAGTTGACAACCCAAAAGAATAATCGATCGCGCGATCTCTGCAGCTGCTGGTGTTGTAGTTGCTGAAGAAAGTGAATTAGCAGACGCACTCGTCGCGATCGCCAACAAATACGGCAAGTTCAACGAAGATGATACCGGGATTTGGGCTGGATACATCTCTGCTGACAAGAATGAAAATGCTTCTATTGGAGTAAACTGCAGTAATTGCATTTTGTACGCAGGAGGAACAGAGTGCAAAATTTTAGCAACTGCTGTAGAGCCTCTTGGAAGTTGTAGATTCGCACTGATACCAGATGGATTGGTAAAGAAAAATGCATAATCTTGATAATCCAGATGCAGTTTTGGCTGCAGCTAAATACGACCGTGAAAATACGATATACGAGTCTGGCGTTGACCAACCTAGAGATGCTAAAGGCAAGTTCAGAACAGTTCTAGCAAGAATTAAGGAAAATCTTGGTGTTTCAGGTCTTCAACGCTCTCTAGAAAGAGCCGAGGAACTCGAGCTTATGGTAAACGCCGGCAACTACGCGCAGGCGGCCTCGTCGGCGCAGAAGTTGAAAAATCTTCTAGAACGTCTAGATACCGGCGCTTTAAACGCTATTTCCCTTGAAAACGTACGTGAATCGGCCAGACTTCTTGGTGAAGTGATGTCAAATCTTCCGCTTCCGTTTGGAGAAGACGTTGAAAAAGTAAAGTTTTCAGATCTACCTCCAGTTCTCCGTGACCTAATTGAAGATATGTCCAAGCGCGTCAAAGAAAAAATTGGTGAAAAAGATGCCAAAGACGCAACGGCGAGATTAGACTCTTTTCAAAGTGGCGGTGATCTTTTTAGTCAGTCTGAAGTGGCGTCGGAGATGAGCACTCTTCTACGATTGCTGACATAATTTTGTGATATTATTTCTTGTAGGTGAGTGCCTCCGTGCTTCTGTGTACGAGAGTCCCTCCCTGGACAGAACCCCCAAGACAGGTTGAAGGAAAACCTGTCCTGACTGGCCCGGAGGAGGGACAGTGGACCGTATTAAGCAGATGCTCGACACTATCGACCAACTGACCGACGACCAAATCGTCGAACTTCAGAGTGCAATTGTGACCGAGTTTGAGACGGTTGAGGGCGAAGATCCTACCGCAGAAACAGTTGAAACCATGACAACTCTTGCCGACATGCTCGACACAGTTCGCGCAGAGTCCAAGCGTCGTGACGCTCTTGCTCAGGAACTGGCCGTTCGCGCCAGCGAGGCGAGCAACAGAGTCAAGTTGGCCATGGATGAAGAGCAGCCCATGATGACCCCCGAAGAAGAGACTGAAGAGCCTGAGGGCGAAGAAGCTCCGATGGAGGAAGAGGAGGAGCAAATGAAGAGCGCTCCTTCTGCCATGAGCGATGCATCAACAGTTACATCGGAAGGTTCTGAACTTTCAACCGATGAACCAGAAGTAGTAAGTGACGAACCAGCTGCTGTTGCTGAAGAGGCACCAGCAGAACCAGCCGTAGAGGCTGAACTCTCAACAATCACAGAAGTAGCTCAAGAAGAGCAGAAAGATCAGGAGGCACCAATGACTGCCGCAGCTGAAGAAGGCGCCCAGGACGTTAGCGTCCAGGCCCCAGCCGACCGCCGTCCCAGCATCCAGAAGGCGCAAGCTCCGGTAACTATCACAGCCGGTGCTGACATCCCTGGATTTACCGCTGGTTCGCAGATGGCTGACTACAAGGAAATTGCCGAGGCCATGGCAGCTCGTCTGCACGGTCTTCGTCACGTAAAGGGTGGAGACGGCGAGCAGCACATCGTTGCTTCAGTCAGCACTCGCTACCCCGACTCACGGATCCTCACTCAGGATACTGACAGCAACGTTGCAAAAATCAACGCTGTCACCAATCCCGAGGCTCTAGTCGCGTCAGGCGGGCACAGTGCCCCATTCGAGGTCAAGTACGACATCTTCGGATTCGGCACTACCGTCCGTCCAATCCGCGATTCGCTACCTCGCTTCCAGGCCGACCGTGGTGGTATTCGCTACATCGTTCCTCCTACCCTCATCGATACCGTCAACGGAACCGTCACCTATGACTCCGCCATTGGCGTATGGACAAACGTGGTTGACACCAACCCCGGAACAAACACCAAGAACAGCCTGACTGTTAGCGCTGCAACAGAGACAACAGTTGCCACAGATGCTGTGACACTGCAGCTCAGATTCGGTAACTTGATGACCCGCGCCTACCCAGAGCTTATTGCTCGTCACAACGAACTTGCTCTCATCCAGCACGCTCGTGAAGCTGAGCAATACCTTGTGAGCAAACTGGACGCCGGCTCAATCGCTGTAACAACCTCGAGCCTCATGGGCGCCGCCCGTGACTTCCTCGTACAGGTTGGTCGCGCTGCAGCTGCCTACCGCAGCCGTCACCGTCTCGATCCTGCGCAGCGTCTCACTGTAATCGCTCCTGCCTGGCTAAAGGGTGCCATGCGCGCTGACCTCACTCTGGCGATGCCGGGTGACGGCACCCTAGCCGTCGCTGATTCGGAGATCGAGGGCTACCTCGATGTCCGCGGTGTTTCAGTGACATGGTCACCAGACATGACAACCTTCGGTCAGCAGGCTGCGTCCTCACTGAGCGGATTCCCGAACAGTTTTGATTGGTACATCTTCGCCGAGGGCACGTTCCTTTTCCTCGACGGTGGTACTCTCGATCTTGGAATCATCCGCGACTCGACACTCGTCGGCACCAACGACTACCGGATGTTCGTAGAAACGTTCGAAGGAGTTGCAAAGGTCGGCGTAGAGTCGCTCAAGGTGACATCGACGATCAACGTCAACGGTGTGGCTGCTGCTCTCCGTGACACCACCGGTGGTGCTACCGCCGCCGCGATCGAGTACTGATCCAGTAGAAGTATTCAATAAGTAATCAAGTAATCATCCGCGGGCGCCGCTAGAGACCAGAGGAGTATGTTGTGGCATTTCGGGGCATTTATCCTGCAACCGAGCTAAAACCTACAGAATTTGGCATCTTTAGCGGCGCCCGTGTGATGAGGCACACATCCCGCAACTATGACGAACGCTGGATACGTGGTTTTTCCGTTGAATACGACACACAGCCGACTGTCCGTCTTCTTGAAGACGGCGGAACATCTGTGCACACGATGTTTGACGGTTCCGGACTCGCCAGATACTTGAATGTTGAACCGTTTTTCATTGAGGTAGAAGACTACAGGTCGACATTTAGTCTTACTGGTGAAGACCGATTTTCTCGTGTTCTTAAGCAGCTAGAAGCTGTAACTCAAAAAGCTGTCGAACGCGAATTTTATAACGGGTACGTTACTCGAACAGATTTGACTCAGAATCAATATCTGACAAAATCTGGTTCATATACGTTCGCGTCTTCGACACCTCAAACCGCTGTTTCGGTTCAAAGAGCTGTTGCTCTACTTGAAGCGCAGTTGGCAAATTCTCCCACGGGCGAGCAGGGAGTGATTCACATGTCGAGGGACGCCGCTGCGCTACTTGGTTCACAGTGGTTACTCATGCGTGTTGAAGATGACAAAGGTGTGTTTCATCTAGAGACCCTAAACGGGACAACATGCATCATAGGATCAGGATATACCGGTGACGGACCTTTTTCCGCGATCACGAACAAAGCAGCCTCTGGCGGTACAGCGACAATAACGACGGCGACACCGCACGGTCTTGTCACGAACGACACAGTCACGGTGTCTGGTGTCGATGCAACGTTTAACGGTACCTACACGGTTACAGGTGCTCCGACAACCACAACATTTACATACGCGAAAGCAGGGACTATAACATCAACGGCAGCTACCGGTCTCGCGCAGATGGTCGCTACCGCAGATGTAAAGTGGATGTTTGCCACAGGTTCGCTCGATATTCACGTCGGCAAACCTGACGTTGTAAACGACACGCTTGCTCACGGATACGATGTTTCTACAAATCAAAACAATATGCGTATAAAGGCGTTGAGACCTGCCGCAGTTCATTTTGATCCATCAATGCACTACGCAGTCAAGGTAAATCTGACAGCGTAATATAGTGATAGTTAGTAAAAATTTTTAACAGGAGATCAACAAGATGCCCACTCAAGACTATGCCGCGAGTATTCAAGGTGTGTCAATTCGCGTCACGCGTCTTGACGCATCTGGAAACCTCCTCAATACAGCAGGTGACAGCTACACGACAAGCGCCTTCATGCGTATCTCGTTCACACCCGAGTACGAGCAAGGTGACGAGATCACTGAAAAGTCCGCAAACGGACAGATCTGTGTTTCATACCAGGCGCCAGACACCCTCAAGCGTGTAACCATGGAGCTCGCGATCTGTGAGCCTGATCCTGAGCTCACCAACTTAATTTCTGGCGGTCTGCTTCTTCGTAAGAACTATGGTACATTTGCTTTACCGAGCAACAAGAGCGTCGGTTGGGGCTCGCCGGCTGTCGGCGACGATCCTGCTGGTAACGGTGTCGCGATCGAGTGCTGGTCATATGCCGTGACCGGCGGCAAGCGTGCCGCGACCGCTCCCTACTTCCACTGGGTCTTCCCGTACTGCCGTATGCGGTTGACCGGTGACCGTGTTATCGAGAACGGAATGGTCGCGACCACGTTTGAGGGATACAGTCTCGGTAACACGTTGTTTGGTGACGGACTTGATGATCGTTGGGAGTTCCCGACCGCGACAGAGCGCCCGTACGCGTACGCTCGTACTTCATGGGCTCCCACTGGTCGCAAGGGTTTCTACACCTGGCACGGCGATCTCACAGCTGCGACAACAAACGCGGCAAGAGCAGGCACGACAGCCACACTTACGTTTGCCTCTCACAGTTTTGTTACCGGTGACATCATCTCTGTGGCTGGTCTAACATCAACGTTTGCACCGATGAACACTACGTACGCTGTGATAACTGGAACAACATCAACAACTATCACGTACACTACTTCAACATCAGGTACGATCACATCTGGTGCTGCCGTTGGTACGGTTACTTGCGTGGCTGGTAGTCGTGACGTCAACGACTTCTCATCGCAGGGTTCAACGACAGCGTATAACACGCCTGGTAACCTCAACTACAACGCGGATCTGCCGATCGACTTCATCATCGCATCGGTCAAGGACCCGACAAGCTAACAACTTTAGACTGTCAACGGCGCGTCCTGTGTATAGAATACATGGGACGCGCCGTTTCAGTTTTTACAGAAAAGACGAGGAAAGATGTCCAATTTATGGATTGCGCCAGAAGAACTTGGAGTTTACGCGGAAACAGAGTTCTCGTACGAGGCTGCTAAATCCGCGTCAAATCTTTTATGGGCACTGTCCGGTCGCAAATATAGCGGGCTGACAACTGTGACTGAACGATACATCTGTGCTGGAAGAGTGTACAAATACGGACCGTCAATCTATAACACGCAGGCAGTGCTTGTTGATGGAGACGTAAACAACTTCTTTGGTGATAATCTTAGCTTCTATGAGGGGATGACCGCCGACGGAATCACATCATCGTCGCGCATCCGTCTTCGTGGACGTCCCGTAACAAAAATTCATACGATACGCGATCGTTCAGGCAACATAATCAGTCCAAGTAAGTATTATCTTGTTGATCATTCGACAATTCAAGCGTCTTTGGGCGTTCCGTGGACTCCGTGCAATATTGAAATCACGTATTCATATGGTGTCGAGCCACCTACACTCGGAAAGATGGCTGCAAGGACGCTCGCGATTGAGTTTGCAAAACTATGGTCTGGCGATGTTTGCGACCTACCTCAACGTGTGACTTCAATATCTAGACAGGGTGTATCATATACTCTTCTTGATTCACAGGACTTTGTTGAAGAACTGCGAACTGGACTTTATGCAGTTGACATGTTCCTAAAGTCTGTCAACCCAGACAAGGCTCGAGCAAAGGCGAGGGTGTTTTCGCCAGATGTCCCTCGAGCAAGACGAAACACACCAAAGCAAAATAAACTTCCCACAAGTTCATTTGACATTGTTGTGCCCGCAGGCGGGACAGGTAGCGTTGATCTATTAGTGTCCGCGATCGGCGCAGAATTTTTGACCAACGGAAGCGGATGGTCGCCAGAAATTAGAATATATAACTATCCGCAAACGGTCACAAAGATACTCGCAGATGCGGCAAGTATAACAGATCCGACAACGGCATCTTCGACCGTCGTTAGCAAGAGTCTACAGTCAAATATGGCGACACTTACGACATCGTCAGCTCATGGACTCTATCCTGGCGGCGAAATAACTGTCGCAGGTGTTGACGCGACATTCAATGGGACATACACTATTCATCAAGTCCCCTCATCGACAATCGTGCAGTATCAATTGACTGCAGCAAATGTTGCGTCTACCGTGTCGGGCGGCACGATAACTTCGTCGGTTGAAGATGATCGAATTGAAATAAGTGTTGGGTATTCGGACGCTCTTCAGACTTTAGGAATGATTGATCCAGGCTCGTGGGACCTCTATGGAACGAGAATAAACGGTCTTGGAGAAGAAGAAACAGCCTATGTATGTTCGGGAAATCTAAGAATAGCGCTCGCAACATCAGCTGTCAGCGCGTACACGGCGGTGTAACACGACATGCCTTTGACAGATATTTCAACTGTGTCAACTGATGCTTTAAACATTGTCACGCTGCTCGACAACGTACTTGACGCAGTTGTAAACACGTATGTTTCCTACAATGTTCCGCTCCCGGCACGGCGATACTGGACTCTCGGAATGTCGTCAATCGACTGTGAACAATTGACAATTACGCTGATTCAAGGTTATCTGGGACCGCCAGGTTCACAGCAAAGTCAACCGCAGCGATGCAACATGCCGCGAACGGTGACGATGTTGATCACCGTCGCTCGGCAGATACCAGTTGTTTCGCAGAGCGGACGGGCGCCGCTTGCCGCAACGATCGAGGACGGTTCGAGAATCGGAGCGATTGACGCATGGGTTCTTCTTGAATCAATAAATTTACTTGACCAGTGGGACGTTTCGTCTGGTTTTGGCGTCGGTGTCATAGGTTCCGTCGAGATACCTCCTCCAGACGGAGGATTTCAGCTAGTAACTCTCCAGTTGACGATGGCAGTACCATGACACAGGCGATCGTTTGGAACTATCCGGAACTTGATCGTCTTTTAAAGTCAAGATCTGGCCCTGTCGGCCGTGATCTTGAAAAAAGATCTGCAAAAGTTCTTGCTGCAGCAAAAATTCAAGTAGGCACCAACACCGGTGCTCTTAAAGTTTCAATAAATCAAAATTTCGAACGAAGCGCGATGGGACCGAAAATTTTAATTGGTTCATCGCTATCATACGCTCTTATGCACCATGAAGGAACTAAACCACATGTTATCGTAGCGAAACCTTCACAAGTTCTTAGGTTTAGAAACCGTGCTGGAGTCGCGGTATACGCGCACACAGTAGTGCATAAGGGGACAAAGCCGAACAGATTTCTTACGGATAATCTCAGGCTCGCTGTTCTGTAGATTTCTACGTGAAAAACATCTTTTATGCAGAAATCTTGTATAAAATTAAAGAAGGATGTCAAGACGACAACCATGATTACGGAGAAAATAAGATGACAAAGTTTAAAGACTTCGGTGCGCCTGTAACAACAGAAAATGCGGAAGAAATCATGTTTCGTCTGTATGGCGAAGATTTCTATTGTCGTCCGCAGATTCCAGGAAAGGTGATGCTCGATCTTGCTGGAAGATCTGGAAATGATGACGACACAGCGGCGAGTGCCACCGTTATAACTGACTTCTTTAAGTATGTTCTTGTTCAGGAAAGCTACACTCGTTTTAACACCCTCTGTGAAGACCCAGATCGCATTGTGACAATCGAGCAGCTCATGGACATCATCAGTTGGCTGATGGAGACTTACAGCAACCGCCCTACGCAGCGGCCAGAAGTCTCGCCAGATGGGCAATAGATCTCTGGCCGTACGTCAACGGTAAGGCGTTGACTCACGGTGTTCATCTTGATTCATTAGAAGTGTCTGACATGCTAGATGTCTTTCACTTTTATTTTGAAGAAGACATGCTCGCGGCGAGTTCAAAAGAGCATCTTGAAGTGCGTGATCACGTCCGCAGGACTCTGTATAGAGAATTCTATAACAGGGAGTATCAGTATGCTTCGTCTACTTCGTCGTCGCTTAATGCGTCCATTCTCGATGATGAACTTGATTTTGACGAAGATGCGCCGCCGCGGCCGATTGATGTAGAAGAAGAGTCTAGGGCTTTTGCTGTTCCACCAAAACCGTATGTGCCTCCGACACCGGTCAACGCGAACTCCGCAAAGCCTTTTGGAATGCTAATTGACGCTCCACTAGGGTAACTTTTGTTGGTATAGAATAACTACGACGATCTGCGTGAGGAGGTGTGACATACGATGGCTGTTATTGGAAACGCGTATATTGCAGTTCACGCGATTGTTGATCGTTTTAAAAAAGACGTTGATAATGAACTTTCGTCTACTGTACAGAATTTCCAACGCGCAGGACAGCAGTCTGGTTCGTCTTTTTCACGGGGACTTTCAAAAGGCGACGCTCTACAAAAGTTTAGACAAGAAGCTCTCGCCGCGAACGAAGCCTTTGCTAAGCTAGTAACTACTGGCTATTTTGTTGGTCCAGCCATTAGCGTCGCTATAAGTGGAATTTCTGCGTTAGTTTCCGGTCTTTCAGCGTTGGTGATGCAGGTCGGCGCAGCTGTGCCGGCGTTGATTGTTCTTCCAGGAATTTTTGCCGCGATAGGACAAGCAGCCCTCACCGCAAAATTAGCGTTTAGCGGCGTTGGGGCCGCAATAAAAGGCTTAATGAAGCAAAAAACCGGCGGCGGCGGCGGTGGTGGAGCTGACCAAGCTCGTCAAATCGAAGATGCAGAAAAGAATCTTGCAAGAGTTCTTGAGTCAAACAGAGAGGCTCTCGCAAGAGCGAGTAAAAACCTTGCTGACGCCGAGGATCGGCTGACTGAGGCCCGTAAAACAGCAGCTGAAAGTCTTCAACAGTTAAACTTTGATGCCGAAGACGCGGCTATTTCTGAAAAGAAAGCATCAATTGAACTTGAAAAAGCACGAGAGCGTCTTGCTCGAGTTCAAGATCTTCCACCAAACTCACGCGCGCGACGTGAAGCAGAACTTGCGTACGCTGAGGCAGATCTTAATCTGCGTCGAGCAAAAGATCGAAATTCAGATCTTGCGAAAGAAACTGAAAAAGCAAATAAAGCTGGCGTTGAGGGATCAAGAGAGGTTGTCAACGCAACAGAAGCTGTGCAGGAAGCCACTGACGCTAAGGCGCGGGCAGAGCGTGATGCGCTGCGCGCTGAAGAAGACGCGTTAAAACGGCTCGAGGACGCGAAAAAGAAAGCCGCTGGTGCTGGCGGTGGTGGAGTTGACCCACTTGCTGGACTATCTGAAGAAGCTAAGGCGTTTGTTCGATACATAGTTTCAATACAAGACAAAATTAAAGAACTCAAGGCAGCTGCTGGCAAGGATCTATTCCCTCTTTTAACTGTCGCAATTAAAAATCTGGTTGATAACCTATTTCCACGTCTTATTCCAATTCTGCGTGAAACTGGAAAAGCTTTAGGTGAAGCAGCAGTCAACATTTCAAACGTTGTCACCGAGTCATCAAATCTTGATGAACTTGGGAAGATCGGCGATACAAACACATATGTTATCCGCCGAATGGGGGATGCTGCTGGTAATCTTTATGACGTATTTTTATCGCTTCTCACAGCAGCTGATCCACTAATTAGACGCTTCTCAGATTGGGTCGTCACCCTAACAGATGGGTGGAGAGAAACATTTGAATTTAAGAATTCAACCGGTGAACTTACCAGCATGTTCAACCAAGCCGGTGATGTTGCTGCGCAACTAGGTTCAATTTTTAGAAACTTGTATGAAGCAATCAAAAATATCGGTAAAGCAGCTTCCGGACCTGGAAGTGGCGGTCAACTTTTGCTTGATGCATTCGAGGCTTCAACTCAAAAGTTTGAAGAATTTACAAAAAAACTTGGAGATAGCGGACGACTTCAGCAGTTTTTTATCGATACTGCAAAGAACACTCATGAAATAAGTAAACTTGTTGTCTCGCTTGTTAAAGAGTTCTTGAAACTTGGAGACAATCCAGGGATTGGAAAGACAGCTCAGGGGCTGTCTGCCATGATGCCGACCCTTGGAACAATAATTGACACTCTCACGTCTGGTTCGCCGTATTTAACAAAATTTGCCGATGAGTTTCTTAAATTCATAAAAAACTTTACCGAGACAGCGTCACTGCAGTACTTTTTTGGCACTCTCACCGCTGGTTTAAAGATTATCAACGCTGTATTTGGTAATGAAGTTGTTCAAAGAGTACTTCTCTTTAGCGCTGGTATCATGGGAGTTGTCAAGGCGCTTCGGTTGATGAACAACGCTACAACATTTGTCTTTAACGCATTCTCTGGTTACTTTTTTAAAGCTATCGACATTGTCACAACTTTAAGAGACAAAATCGCGGCAGCTCGACTAGTTTTTGCAAACTTTGGCATCGGCGGAGGAGCGCTCGCCGGAATTGTTGCTGGTGTTGCTGCGTTTATTGCTGTAATCGTCCTGGCGTACAAAAACAGTGAAAATTTTAGAAAAGCAATAAAAGATCTAATTGATGTCGTCTGGGGAAATCTTAAAAAAGCGTTTGAATCTATAAAGCAAACAATAAATGAAGTTCTTAAATCTTTCGGCGGGACAGAGACTGTCGTAAAAAACGTAAAAAATGTTTTTAAATCAATCGGTGACTTTATAGCAAAATACATTGTTCCGATCTTTAAGGTAGCTTTTGTCGGCGCGATCGACATCGTGTCGAGGGCAATAAAGGTTCTCATCAACACCGTCGGCGCCATTGCGAAGGTATTCCAGTCAGTGTGGAAAGTTGTTCAAGGAATCTTTGCGCTTCTGCGTGGAGACGTCAGCGGTGCCGTAAAGCATTTTGGTAAAGCGTTCTCGTCGTTGAAAGACGCGCTTAAGTTTGTGTTTAACGGAATAAAAGACATGCTCGGAAGTTTTGGCATGTCAATTATCCAAGGACTATGGAAAGGTCTTGTTGCTGGCGCGAAATGGATCTACGATTTTTTCACTGGTATCGGTGAATGGATCATCAACGCCGTTAAGTCGATCTTTGGCATCTCTTCACCGTCAACTGTATTTCTTGACTTTGGTAAAAACATTATTCTCGGTTTCCTAAACGGGCTTGTCTCGGTTATGGGAGACATCGCAAGTTTCTTCTTAAGCATTCCATCAAAAATTCTCGGATGGCTTGGGATTCTTGATTCGTCGCTTATTGAAAAAGGTCGAGAGTTACTATCAAATTTCTGGAATGGCATCAAAAACATATTTGATACCGTTTGGAACGCGATCTCATCAGCAATTAGTTTTGCTTGGAACAGTGTCATTAGACCTGTATTTGAATCAATATTGACTGTTTTTAAGACTGTATGGACGGCCATCAGCGCCGTGTTCGGTCCGATATGGGACCTGATCACGTTCCAAATTCGGTTTGCATGGGAATACGTCATTAAGCCAGCGTTCAATGCGATGTTGGCAATTTTTGGTTTTGTTTGGGAAGGAATAAGAAGAGCTTTTAATTTAGTCTGGACAATGATTTCATCATCGATTTCGTTTGTTTGGGACAACGTCATCAAGCCAATCTGGAATGCGATCTACGCGGTGTTTACGGCATCGTGGGAAGATATCGCATCAGTGTTTACCGCAATCTGGGATGGCATCTCGTCGTCAATTTCATTTGTTTGGAATAATGTCATCAAGCCAATCTGGAATGCGATGTCGGAAATATTTAGTTTGGCTTGGTCTGGCATTAAAGCGTACTTCACGACTATATGGGACATCATCACCGGCGCGATAAGTTTCTACTGGAACAACGTTATTCAACCGATCTGGGACGCCATGTCAACGGTGTTCGGTGTTGCTTGGGAAGGTATCAAGGCGTACTTCACGACGGTATGGAACATTATTTCAACATCAGTTTCATTTGTCTGGAACAACGTCATCAAGCCTATATGGGACGCCATGTCCACAGCGTTCGGCGTAGCTTGGACTGGAATCAAGACTGCGTTTGACACCGTTTGGGGCGCGATCTCAACAGCGATTGATTTTGCCTGGAACAATGTCATTAAACCCGTTTGGGACGCGTTATCCAGTACGTTTGAGTCAACGTGGAACACAATAAGTTCTACATTCCACTCTGTGTGGGATCCGATATACAATGCAATAATTGCATTTGGAGAAGCTGTTAAGTCCGTCTTTGACGGAATCGCGTACTTCTTTAACAACGCTTGGGATGGTTTCGGTAGCGCTGCAACTGGAGCTATTAAGATCGTAAAAACTGGTCTTGACAAGTTCTGGAAAGCTATTAAACCTATCTGGGAAGGAATATCAGTAGGATTTTCAGCTGCCTGGAGCGTAATAAAGACTGTATTTAACGTCGCTTGGACAACTATTTCAACAGCAATTTCGTTTGTTTGGAATAATGTCATCAAACCTATCTGGTCAGCGATGTCTACAGTGTTTAGTTTTGCTTGGTCTGGCATTAAAGCGTACTTCACAACGGTGTGGAACATCATCACCGGCGCAATAAGTTTCTACTGGAACAACGTCATCAAGCCGATCTGGGACGCGATGTCGACAGTCTTTGGCCTTGCTTGGTCAGGTATCAAGACATATTTTGAAACCGTATGGAACATTATTTCAACATCAGTTTCATTTGTCTGGAACAACGTCATCAAGCCGATCTGGGACGCGATGTC